CGTTCGTGTTTAGATTTAACACTCTCTTTAGAGCCACGGATACCATTCCCTTTAGTTTCAGTCCTTTCCGAGGCGGTGACGTGGGTGCTATTATCTTTGGACAACTAACTGGACAAGACCTGCCAGCAGAACTAACTGTGGTCTTCCCGCAGCCGAGGGTCACACCAAAGACAAATAGGATAACAACCGCCGATCTACGCGCTGGACAAGAACTAAACATTAAAGACGTCAGGCTAACTATGGAAGGAACCTTCTTAGAGTACTTCTATGTTAACGGGACAGATCAAGCTTTTATTCAGGATGTCAATGAGAATTGGCTCATAAATATCACTGCTTTCACCGAGATTGCTGAAGATCTCTTTGGAGATTTTGCTAGCTCCCGGATTTGCAGACTAGGAAACATTAGTTCTTTTACTACGTTAGATGAGGCTATTAGATCGTGCATTGATTCGGTTCTCGGAGTGACCCAACAGTCAAACCTAACAGTATCAATTATTGGGACAGGCGGTAACTTAGGCTTGCCTGCCAATCTGGACGTATTGTCTTTTGGCGTTAACATTGGAGACTTCACTTCTACGATCAATCAGGTGTTTGATGCCGAATTTGGCGGAGCTATCTACCCAGTCGCTGAAATTCCACAGCTGTTCGTAACTATTACAGGAGTATAGCACTTTGTACTTGACTTTCGGAGCCATTTAACATATCCTTCTAATGTAAGACAGGAGTCTCCTGTCTCGAAAGCGAGTTGTGCCGTCGGTGCAGCTTTATACTATTTAGGAGAGACCTAGATGAAGTTTAGTCTTAGCGCTCAGGATTTGAAGCGGGCGCTCAACACGTGCAATGAGATTGCGCCTGCTACTTCTGCAATCGCAGAAGAAAAGACAGGCGTTCTCATTCGCGCTGAGGGCGAGTTCGCTGTTTTTATGTCTACGGATGAGAATTTGGCAGTTAGAGTAGAAGTACCAGCTGTAGTTAAAGAGAAGGGTGAGGCGCTCGTTAAGTGCGGTTCGGTTGCTTCGGCAGCCAGCGCCACTTTTGTTGATGTAGATGCCTCTGGCAAATCCAACGATGTACAGGTGGAGACCACCAAGAAGGACACTCTAAAGCTCACAGGGAAGAGTAAGTTTACCAAGCACAACAAGAATTTCCCTCTGCTAAACGCAGGGTTTTTTATTGAGACTCCGGAGTTTGATGAAGAGCAGGAGACTCTATTCCCAGCTTTTCAGTTCATGGATGGTTTGTCCAAGGTTAGCCATGCTGCTTCTAACGATATTTCTAAGCCACAATTCAATTGTATATCTCTAACCCTAGCAGATAACGAAATTATTTTCGCCGCAACAGATGGCGTACAAATAGCAGAATTCAAGAAAGTCGTTGAGGTAAAAGGCCTCCGCGGCTCTTTTATTTTGGGGCTAAAGTTTGCCAATTTAGCGGCGAAACTAATCAACCCTACGTTAGATAATGTACAGATCTACCAGCAGGAAGATACCTTCCACCTAAAGAGTGGGGGTACCGTTCTAGTTGGTTCTCTAATTAACACCGCCTTCCCAGTGTACGCTCCCTTCTTGGAGACGGGACAGCTGGCGAAAGCAGTCTTTCCAACTGAGGCTTTCCTTGAGATTCTACAGACCATGCAGCCTACAGTAGATGTCAAGAGCCACCGTTTGGTGATTGAAGCCAAGGCTTCTGGAGAAGCCGAGGTTTCTACCTCTAGCGTGTCTGGAGAGGCAGAAGGTACTGAACTAGAAGTAGCAACGAGTGTTGATTTTGTTTTACATTTCGACTCGGTTCTTCTACAGAATGCTATCCGACAATTAAAGGGTGATAACTTTGAGTTCTTTTTTACTGAGGCTGGCGACACCCGAGGGGTAGTACTAAAGTCTAGTAAGGATGATGATTTCAAGGCATTTGTTTGTACTTTGAAGATTATTGAGTAATGGTTCTATACTTTGACGAGCTAGAAGCTATAGAAGAACTTCAAAAGCGGGGGTATAGGGTCATTAAAGAGTCTTACCCTATCTTCGAGAGCATTAAAACAGCCAAAGACCTACTGGAATACTTCTATGCTCGGAGAAAGTTTTACAATTCGGACAGGCGATTCCCTGAAAGCATAGATCACCAAGGGAATACCAAGGTGATCAGTAGCTTTGTTCGTAGCCGTCAGAAGTTAGGCTTGAGTAAACAGCATGCAGTGCAAGAATGTGCTGAGTTGATAGAAAATATGTTCAAGTATGAGAAGCACTTGCGTCTTAGAGAGCCAATAATTAGTGTGAACATCTTGGCAGTGCGCCCCATCATGGATAGAGTGTGCTCCATTGCCAATGAAGAGAATAGAGAGGTCGTAACACTTGAGGATGAAAGATACCTTAATAAGTTTTACGAAGATTACGAGAGAGAGTATGGCAAGAGAGACGATGCAGCTGCCAGACAGCAGCGAAAAGAAATATTGGAGGCTTTAAATGACAAAGGATGAAGGAACCGCGCGCCTTAGTGTGGCTACCAAAGCTATTGAGAAAGAATATGGACATGTAGTTAAGTGGTTAGGGGAAGCTGCCGCGGAAGAACGCGAAACAATCCCCACAGGCTGTCTTGGATTAGACAATGCTATCGGTAACGGCGGCTTAGAGAGGGGCCTAGTAGCGGAGTTTTTCGGCCGCACCGGGGGAGGTAAGAGCTTCTTAAGCTATAGCGTAATTAAGAGTGCTTGTAGTAGGGGATATAAGTGTGCTATTGTAGATGCAGAGAGTTCTGTAGACACCCGGCTTCTGGTTAAGTTGGGGCTTCCTGAGGACCGGGTAATAGTTGCCACTGGGGCCACTACTGGCGAAGCTAATTTAGAGATTTCAGATACTTTAATGAAGACTGGTGAGTTCGCTGTTGTAGTTATCGACTCAGTCGCTGCCCTGGTTCCCAAAGCGCGAATGGAGGACGATTACGACCAGCAAACCATGGGACTACATGCTAGACTTATGAGTGCGGGGCTTCAAAAGATCTTACCTGTTGCTAAGGGAACAAACACTCTGTTGATCTTCATTAATCAGATCAGAAATAAGATTGGTTCGTATGGTAATCCCCAGACCACTACGGGAGGGGAAGCACTTCCCTTTTATGCATCTTATCGCATTGAGGTTATTGGCAGCCCTGCATCTAAGAGCCGGCGCCTTGTCCTTGATGGGACGGGTGAAGTTTATGGACACAAGACTACCTTCCGAGTGGTTAAGAATAGACGTGCTGCCCCCTATCGGGAAGCAGAAGTAGATCTTATCTACGGACTCGGATACGACTCTGATGGTGAGATTTTAGATCTAGGCGTTGATGTTGGAATCGTTGATAAGGGAGGGTCATGGTTGACGTTTGGAGAACACAAGTGGCAAGGACGAGAGAAGGCTAAGCTTGCTCTTCAGAAAGATCCCAAGCTTCAGGCAAGCCTGACGAGGCAAGTTAAAGCCATAATTGCAGGAGAGCTACTTGAAATTCCAGCACCTCCTGAAGGCCCTGAAAATGATATTATTTCAGAAGATGGAACGATAAGGAAAAATAATGATCAGTCTACTAGCAAAAAGCGTACGAGAAAGTCTCAGTCAAGCGCTTCCTAACACTTTGATCAAAGACGAAGAGTACGTCAGTTATAAAGGGATTAGATTGTTCTTTGACTTCTATCTCCCCTCTCTGAACATCTACATCGAGGTTCAGGGTATCCAGCATACCAAATTTAACAAGCATTTTCACGGTTCTGCAGCATCTTTTAGGGCGCAGAAAAAGAGAGATCGGTTGAAGCAGGAGTGGTGCGACCTACATGATTACACACTGGTCACGATCAACTATGATGAAATACCTATAGAAGTAGTAGACCTTTTGAATAGGATTGAGGAGGCACAAAATGGATGAGAGGATACGTAGTAGACTGAAAGAGGTTTCTAATTCTCTTTCTCTACACAAGGCAAGTGCCCCCTCCCAGATAGAAGAAGTTTTTAATTTCAACGTCAGTAGTCTGGAGGCAACCTCTTCACTGCAGGTCTCTCAATATACCATTATGCTCGCTCAATATCTGATTACCTTGCAGTCGAGATTTAGTACCGCAAGAGTAATCGCCAGTCAGAAAAGGAAAGTTTTGGATCGCCGAGTAAAATCTTTACTCCAAACTGGAGAAGTAAAAGGAAGTACTCTCAAAGAGAGGGAAGCCAATGCTATCTCTTCTAGTGAAAGTCTTCAACAATTAGAATTAGAATACGACATCGCCGCTGCCGAGAGAGACCTATTGGACGGTATCGATAAGCCCATTACGGAGCTTATTAATGCATTCAAGTCTGAGCAAAGACGCCGGGCCGAGGAACGCCATTACACGAGTAAGGAACGCTCTTAATGCCATCGGATCAAGTTAAATCTAAATTCGCTCATGCAGGAAATGAAGCAGCCGTCCTAGCTTGTGTCTTCAAGGATGTTACTAATTACTTTGAGGTGGAAGCCAAGCTGGCCGACCAGGATTTCCTGACCCCGCATCACAAGGCTTTGTGGACTATCATTAAAACTCTCATGCGGGCGAACGTGACCACCATAGACCTAGCAGCCGTTATGAATCAGGCTAGCGTACTAAAGATGGAAGAAGGGGTTGGCGGGTATGACTACGTCAGCTCTCTGTTTGAGAAGAGTGTCAACCCTACTAATATCCAGTTCTATCTCGACAGAGTAGCAGACGCCAGCACTAAGTATCAGATTATCCAGGCGGTAGATGAGATCTCTCAGTTAACAGAGAGGAACAAAACCCTCACCGGAGAGACTCTTACAGCCGCTGACTTGGTGGATTTCAGTCAGGATAAGTTCTTAGAAATTGCTGTTAATTCTGAGCGAGGAACAGAGGCTGAGAACTTGGCGGATGGGTTAGAGGAGATGTTGGCGGAGGTTATCGCCAACCCCACCACAGTCAGAGGATTGAACACTGGTTTTAAGAGATTGGACGAGGCAATTAATGGTTTAGAGCCTGGGACACTTACTGTCCTGGGGGCCCGCCCCAAGGTGGGAAAGTCTACCTTCCTTCTGAACTCGGCGATCAACATCGCATGTCGCACAGGTGTCCCCGTCCTGTATATAGATACGGAGATGAATATTAGAGAGCAGAGAATGCGCTTGGTTTCTATTCTATCCGGTGTTGATGAAAGAGACATCAAGAACGGGACGTTCTACAATAATGAAGCAGACAGAGAGGCAGTGGAAGAGGCGAAGAGATGCGCATCACAAGGCATGATTCTCCATAAGTATTATCCTGACTTTACTGCTGAGGCCATCTCTTCTGTTACTAGAAAGTATCACCACCAGTATGGGATCGGCTGTTTGATGTTTGATTATATTAAACTTCCGGACTCGGATCTACAGCACATAGGAAATGTGAAAGAGCATCAGGCATTGGGATATCTATGCGTTGCTCTCAAGAACTTGGCAGGTCAACTAAACATTCCTGTCTTTACGGCCGCCCAGATAGGGCGTCTAGGTGCCAATAAGGGGCACATTACTGCTTCTGAATTCGCAGATTCCGATAGAATCCTTAGGTATGCTAACACCCTCCTGGGGTTGTCGGCCAAAACCAAGAAGGAGAGAGAGTCGTTAGCAGAAGAATTCGGCAGTGAGCAAGTTATTAAAATGGGCAGCCATAGGCTTCAAATTCTAGACACAAGAGCTGGCGGAACCAACTTTGCAGGGATAGATATTCACTTTCGTAAGAAGACTCTGACCATGAAAGAAGCTGAGGTTCAAGTTTCAGACCTCAGACCTAGGGAACACGAGGAGGAAGAGTAATGGATCTACAGCAACTCTTAGATATAGCTAAGCTCGTAGGAATGGTAGGTGGAATGGGAACTTTCCTTTACTTCTATTTTACTAATGCTAGAGTCAAGGAAGTGACTAATCAAGTCCTAAAGTACCTTCCCGGAATCTTGAAGATCTTGGCCAGTAGAGTAAAGGATAATCCCAACAAGTTTGATACCCACGACTTCCTGGTTATAGTTTCTAATGTAGTAACTAAACTTCAGGAGACCGTCTCTGATCCTACCAACGTTGAGTTTGCTGACGTACAGGATGAGATCACAGAGCTGGTGCAGTCAGAATTACAGCGGTTGAGAGACGCCGGCGTAGCTGGAATACCAGATATTAATGATAAGAGTATCCCAGTGATTGTTGGTGTGATTTTCGATCAGATCAAGGCCGCAATGAATGAAGGTTAATCAGGAAACAATTACTAATATCAAGAACCTTGTAGACCCAGAGTCTGTACTGGGATTCCTGGGTTTCAACATCATTAAGAGGGGTCCAAAAGAATTACGAGGGCCCTGTAAGGTTCATGGTGGTGATAATTTCACAGCTTTTCGTTTTAATCTAGAGAATAGGACATGGTGCTGTTATACCCGACATTGCGAGGGTGATAAAGATAGAGACCTGATAGGTTTGGTTCAGAAGACCACGGGTAAGAATTTCATGGAGAGTGTCCAGCTGCTAGCAGACATGGCAGGCGTGGACCTTAACAACCAGGAACATTTGTCAGAAGCGTTTCTCAAGTTAAAACAACAGCAGGAGATACGTAAAGAGATTAAGAGAAATACACGTGCTCTTGTTACAAGCACAGTATCTGAGGAGGTCCTTGCCGAGTTTGAAGGTAAGAGGTCTGATTATTTTATTGACCGTGGATTTCCACGAGAGATATTGGAATTTTACGAAGTGGGAGGTACGACAGATTCCCGAGGAGTTCACAGGGAAACTATACCCATACGTAATGAAGATGGTGAGTTGCTTACAGTGAGTATGCGGCGCACCGATTCAGACGAAGACCCAAAGTATGTCCTTTTAAAGAATATCCCCAAAGGGGAAACTCTTTACAACCTACATGTTGCTAAGCACTATGTTGGTGAGGATCGAACTCTGATAATAGTAGAAGGGTTCGTAGATGTTTGGGCACTATGTGGATTGGGAGTGTACAATGTAGTAGCCATTATGGGCACAGATATTGTACCTAACCAAGCTCGTTTGATTTGGAAGTATGCAGAGAATGCAACAATAATGCTGGATCCAGACAAAGCTGGAAGAGAGGGTACCCCCCGACTGGTTAAGATGCTAGATAAGGGATTAAACCTCCAGGTAATTGACCTACCAGATGGCAAGGATCCTAAATACCTTACACGAGAAGATTTAGAAATCTATTTTATAGGAGATTAAAATGCAGGAAGGTGTAAACAATATCGTATTACAGGGCGAGCTATGCTGGCCAGAACTTAAGTATACCCAGAGTGGGAAAGCCCTTTACAAGGCTAAGATTCGGATCCCGGTCGAGGACCAGCGCTCCGGAGATTCTAACAGTACCTATATGAGGATCGTGGCTTGGGAAGATTTCGCAGAGTATTTCAACACTCTGTCTCCGAAGCAGCGCGTTCGAATATCCGGCCGCATCCAGGAGCGGTCCTACAACACCAAGGGTGGGCAGCGACGTTCCTCCACAGAGATTGTAGTTGAGGGTGTAGAGACAGTGGAGGATGAGACTGGAGAGAATACTTTCTACCTCAAGGGTGAGATTATTTGGCCTGAACTAAAGAAGGTAGGCGTCAATGATACCAGCCTATTTAAGTGCAAGGTCGTTATCCCTTACTTCCGTGAGGATGATCCGGAGACTCCGAGAAAGTCTTATGTTAAAATCACTGCTTGGAACGAGTTAGCTGATGATCTCGGCGCACTGTCAGAGGGCGCACCCGTTGAGCTGTCCGGCCATATGCAGGAGCGAAGCTGGATTGCCCCCGATGGTAACAAGCGAGTCTTTACCGATGCCGTTGTGACTAATTTTGTCCCGGCGTCAACAGAGGCTTAACATGTCCCGGGTAGTAGGTGTATCGCCGGGCTTGATTTTGTTACCTGCACGAGAGTATGTGTGGGAGCTAAAGAAAAGAGTCGAGATTAAGATTCCCAACGAGGGCTTAATAAGTGATTCTCTGAAATCTGGAGAACTGGCTGAGGGAGTAAAGCTCCCAGGGGATGATGAATTTCTTGTGTTTGGTGATAACTTACTGTCCCTCTGGGAGATCCCGCGTATCTTGTTTGCTCATAAACTTTACCCCCAACTAGAAGAAAATCAGGCTTTTAATGTAACAACTCTAGAGATTGACGGGGAATTCGTTACTATTTATGGGGAAATTATTGAAAGCGTTGACCTTCATGGGGAGATTTTATAGTGGCACGAGAAGACTATCCCTATTGTTTTAACTGCGACCACAAGGTAACTAATCTTGTAGTCCAGGAGAATGCAGTTGTATACCTATGCGCCCATTGTGGAGAATCGGCAACGGTAGAGGACAATGACTAAGAACTACTATGAAATTCTCGGTGTGGCCCGGGACGCCGATACCGGTGTAATTAAGAAAGCTTATAGGGCTTTAGCCCAGGAATGGCATCCAGACAAGCACCAGGATAAAGATAAGCAGAAGGAAGCAGAGGAAAAATTCAAAGAAATCTCTGAAGCTTATGCTGTTCTCGTTGACGAAGAGCAGCGTAGTAACTACGATGCTACAGGCTCTCCCCAAGGTAACCCATTTAACTTTGGTACTACTGGAGACCCATTTGACATAGCAAGTAGGTTTGGATTCAGAATGCAAAGGCCTCCCATCCAGCCAATGGCTAAGAAGGGGCAGAATATTAGGATTTCAGTTCAGCTTTCTTTAGTGGAGGCTTTGTTTGGGTCGAATGTCCCTATCAAGTACAGGACTCTTTCAGGATGTCCTACTTGTAAAGGGCATGGTGGTACAGATTTTGAGGTGTGTCCGGGTTGTAATGGGCAGGGTATGAAGATGCAGCATCGCCCAGGCATGCTGTTGCAACAGGTCTGTGGAGACTGTGGAGGACAAGGTAAGAAAATTAAAGCTATATGCCCTCAGTGTAACGG